GCAGGGGCGCGTCAGGCCGTCGGAGTCCTTGTAGTAGCCGCGCTCGAAGTCGAGCGTGCCCGCCCCCTGGTCGACGAGGGAGCGGATGTCCTGCATCACGCTCCGGTGGTCGCGTCCCGTCAGTTCGGCCACTTCCAGCGAGCGGATGGTTTCCTTTGTCAGTGCTACGTTGTCCATAGTCTCTTTAAACAACGAGCCCCGGCTTTCCGGGTGCCTGATGTGGCTGCTTGCACCCGTACTCGCTCGAGGCTCATTCTGAAATTCTTCTTTGCGGGAGCAGCCACGCGCCCGCCGTTCGGTGTAAACCCCTCCGTGAAAGTTGGATTCCTAAAACAAATAGCTTACCTTTGCTGTCGGACTATATTTTGCATCGGTTGGGAAAAACGCCTTTTTCTCTGCCTGTCTTTGTTTTGCCTCCTCTTTTCGTGAGAATCGGTATTACGGGTGCAAAGATTAATGAATATATTCAATACACCAAGGGGATTATTGAATATATTCATTGAATTAACAATGATTAATATATGTGGGTATGGTGCTAAAAGAATTTATCGCGAACACGATTATGACCTTTTCTAGGCAGAATTTACGTAATTCCTCATCAGAGGATAAAATTTTTTTCTAAAAGGCTATTGCCCATATTTGTAGTAGATAGAATTTGTGCTGATATAAAGAATATATTCAATATGGATAAAGTAATCGACAGGCTAATTAAGTTCCAGCAATCTTCTGGTATTGGTGGTATGAATAAATTTGAGTCGTATGTAGGGCTTTCAAATGGCTATCTTAGCAATATGAAAAAAAAGGGGGGCTTTGTTTCTTCAGAAGTTATGTTAAAGGTGTTAGCAAAGTTTCCCGATTTCAATTTGGATTGGCTACTCACGGGCCGCGGTGAGATGTTGAGGCAGGGCGCGCCGTTGGCGTCTTCCCCGGAGATGCGTCCCCGTGTCCCGCTGACCGCTGCCGCGGGGGCGCTGTCGGGCGACGCGGCCGGCGTGACTCTTCAGGAATGCGAGCAGCAGCCCGTCATCTCCCAGCTGCCGTCCTATGACTACACCATCGTCATCAAGGGCAACAGCATGTCGCCCAAATACGAGTCGGGCGACGAGATAGCCTGCCGGCGCATCGACCAGCGGCGGTTCATCCAGTGGGGCAAGGTGCACGTGCTCGACACCCGCCAGGGCATCATTGTCAAGCGCGTCTACGAGGAGGGCGACTGCATCAGGTGCGTTTCCTTCAACCCCGAATTCCCTCCCTTCCTCGTGCCCAAAGAAGACATTTTCTCCATGAGCCTGGTAGTCGGTTCGCTGAGCATCACGGAGATGTGAGCGCGTAAAAAAGCGCCCTTTTTCGCGCCCTCATGGGCAGGAGTCACGCCCAAAACCCGACAAAAACCTGAAACAAATTTAATTTAAACTTTATAACTAACTGAATTTAAGCGCATTACTGCTAAAACTGCTCGCTTTGGGAGCAGGGGGTCGTGGGTTCGAATCCCGCTACCCCGACAAATTAACAAAGGCGATTTCAAAATTTATTTTGAAATCGCCTTTGTTTTTATAGACCAGCGGAAATTTCCGGTTGGTATCCTGTCATATCGCATATTGCGTATCTTTGTTGCATGAAAATCCGAATAGTTACTCCGTGCTATTCTTCCGGATATGTTGATAGACAATTTTGATGTGGTAAACTATGAGAAAAACGATTCCCGTTTTGATATATGGCTTGATGAGAAAGAAACAGGCGTAATGGCGATATTGTACATGATACCAGTCGTGGCGACAGATGTGGTAAGCGGTGTCTTGTGCAAGAGCCTTTCCGTTATCCGCAGTGTCGTGAGAACTATCACTACGGATTTGTCCTTATCCATGATGGTGACTGTCAGGTGGGTATTCCTTGGTGCTGCGCTTATAAACTACCGGTTTCATGTGTAATAGCTTATGTCAAAGGTTGTGGACCAGATGAGGATACGACTGCGCTGGCAGGTGCTCAAGGAACACCGTGTTAGGCGTAAGGTGGCCAAAAGCCAGATAGAGCGTGAGGTAATAGGACAATGGAAACCAAGCCGCAGATTATGTCCAGAAGCAGACACGTTATCCTCAACCATAAATCCAAATGGAACGGACTGCTGAAAAGACGTGCAGAGGTGCTTTTTGCACGTTTCCCGAAGTAAGTGAGGCTTACAGGCTAAGCATGAGACTGACGGAACAGTTCAGCAAGAAATCCGCTTCTGCCCAGGCACGCCTTAACCTAACAAGATGATATTTTCGGAGTAAACGAATTTACGCGTGTGTTGGAAACCTTTGAGAACCATAATGAAACTATCATCAATTATTTTGAGGGTAGGCTGACAAATGCCTCAGCTGAATCCTTCAACGTCAGGGAAAGGTTTTCCGGGCACAATTATCAGGTTCTTCATGTTCAGACTTGCCATATACAATATGCCTGATATGGCAGGGCTACCAACCGGAAATTTCCGCTGACCCAGAATAACGGTGTTGCACGCGCATTCCCTTAATGATACCTTAAAAAAGAAAACCGCCAACTATCTAATAGTCAGCGGTTGTTTCGTGGAGCGTACGAGACTCGAACTCGTCACCTCGACACTGCCAGTGTCGAATGTGTCGCTGATTATCAGATAATTACCTTTGTTTAGGTAACATTTTCGGGGAATATCTTGTTTACAAAAATATTAATAATAAGTGAATTGAGTGATATATTGCAGTATTATAATATGTTAATTAATGAGCCTTGTTTCCGTCCCCAATCCCCCGAAAGCCTTATCTATGAAGATAACGAAAGAAGCCGATGAAGCATTACCCTTACAGTAGTGTCCATGGCTTCAAATAGAAAATAAAATAGTATGCCTGGTAGAACTTAATTTCAGATGATGGTTAAGACCTCTATTGGAAGACTGGAAAGTCAGGAATAGCCATAGCAGCATTCGTCTCTATGTTGAAACTGTATGGAACAGTGAAGAGCTAAGTCAGAGCGAGGAGTTCTGATGACGGCTCTTCTTTTTTTGTTCTCCTATTTTTATTCAGGCTTCTGGCTAAGGGCTTGAATAGACTCAGAAAATTCAGTGATAATCTCGGATAGATCCGGATTATCATTCCTCAAAATAATAGTAGCATAGTTTATCACTCCTTCTCTATCTGCAATTGATGAAGACAGGGTAGTGAACTGCGATTTGCGATTATAGGTAGAGAACCAGTATTCAAACAGACGGCTTCTCATGCGTTGTTTGTTATCGCTTGTTTCGCAAATATACAATAAAGTAGAATTGTTGCAATTGAAGAATTCATCAATAATAGCTACAATCGTGTCACGCACTTTTCTATCACGCATGGATTTACGATTGTTTAGGTTTGCAATAATCAATTGGTAGGATTCTTTGGATAATAGCACATCATCTTCGATAAAGCCTACTGAATAATGCACACCACTATCTGTGAAGAACTGAAAGAACCCATCTTGTTCATTCAGTTCTACATGATAAGCTGCTTTACTATTAATGGTTTCAAGAACAAGAGTGTTCATCATAAAGCAAAAAAACTTTCAGCTTCTTTACCTGTACGCTTCTTATAAGTTTCCTTCATCGTTTTCTCCAACGATTTAAGGCACTCACGTTTTTTATCTTTTGCAGCTTGAAACTTGGCCAGTGCTTCTTCTTTTGTAATCTTAACCTTTCCCATACGTTCTTATTTTCTGCAAAAATACTAATTATTATTGATATTCAGAGCAAAAGCGATGAATTACTTGAGTTTTTATCCACATTTCAGATAATATATTTTCCCATCCTTCTCTCATCCCCTGAAAGCCTTATTAGTGAGAATAATAAGAATAAATGAGAAAAACGAGAGAAAAATAACAATAGTATTAACAACAAAAGTCAAAATGAAAAATGGGAAAAATAGTAGAAGGAATCAAAGTGGCTGCATACGTGGCCGAAATCGTAATGGCAAGTGCAGTAGTGATTGAACTTGTCGGGAAATGTGGCGGCAAATCGAAAGTGAAAGCCGCTAGTGTAAAAACCGGAGCAGAAGAAGCACCGGAAACTGAGTAACGTCTTATGGGTTATGACAAAACACAAGACGTGGTAATAACGCTCCTTGAAGTAACGACATCAATACTCAAGGGCATAAAGAAGCTAAGAAGTTTATTTGTAAAGTCAAAGAAATAAACCTCTTGGCTTTTTTGTTTGTCGGAAAATGAATTTATAACTTTTAATCAAGCAGAAACAATGAGAACAGACAATGAATTGGTTCTTGTCCCTCAGCTTGTAGAGACAAGACCGGAGATGCATTTAATCCATCGGAATTTTATCGAAGATGCAACAGTTGTATCGGAAGAAACAGATGGAACAGTCGGGAAAGAACATCCCAACTTCATCGAGAGCAACACTTCGGGAATAACTCTGGAAGAGTTGGAAAATCAGTGTATCGTACCCAGTTTCGGAGACAACCAGCTAACCATCAGTCACCAGACTTTTATCCGCCGGATCGAGGAAGCGGCCAGGAACAATTTTACCGGTGAGAAATTTGGAAACACAGAGATTCGTGTTTCCCATAAGATTTTAGGCCGTGTACCTTCCGCTTTGCATAAGAAGAAGGAAGATTTGAAACCCGAAGATGAAACTGTCTATTATCAAAGGATGGCTTTCTGTTTTCACATTCGTACCATGAGCCGCATGATGAACGGTCAGGAAGTACACTTATGTATCGGAGGGGTAAGAAGTCTGAACGAAGAGAACCTGTACCGTAGTAAATCGCCTGAGAAATTCAAGATATTCATAGGCTGGAGGGTAAAAGTATGCAGTAACCTAATGTTAACCTGTGACGGGCTGGTTGGAAAATTAGAAGTCCTGAGTGATGTGGACATTTATGAATCCGCCCTGAAACTTTTCCATGAATTTGAACCGGAGAAGAACTATCAGTTATTAAGCCATTTGGGAAATACCTGGATTTCCCAGGAGCAGTTCTGTCAGATTATCGGAAGACTGAGGTTATATCAGGCCCTCCCCCAAAGCCAAACAGCAGGACTCCCCCGGATATTGTTGGGTGATTCGGCCATCAATGCGGCCACGAGAGGATATGTGGAAGATTCTAATTTCGGTTTACATGGAAGAAGCAAGATTACGTGCTGGGATTTGATGCAGCTCCTGAATGCATCGGTCAAGCAGTCCTATATCGACAGATGGCTGGAAAGGAACCAGAACGCTACCGATTTCGCAGTAGGCATCCAAAAGGCCTTGACCGGAGAAGATACGGAGAATTACAGTTGGTTCTTGGGGTAGAAATACCCGGACCATCCCTAAATATGGGTAGAAAGAGCAAGCAACAACATATTTGGTCTTTCTCCCTTTTATTGTTTGATAACCCAATAAAAAAGCAGAAGAATAATGAACAGAGATTATTTGAACGAAAACAGCAAGGAGTTCAAGGCGGCCAAGGAACTGGAGAATGCCTTGAATGACTACGGGTGGAATCCCAGGCAATTCGCCTTGGCCACCACAACTTTCCATAGAACCCTGCAACAGAGCCTGTTCAGGACAATAGTGGAAATCTTAAAAGTCTATGCTTCCCCTGAAAGGAGGACAGACCAGAGAAATGAAGCCTCGAAAAAAGGCGCACAAAAACTGATGGAAGTGCTTGTAGAAATGCATGTGCCATTCATCTAAAGCGGTTGGAACAGATACCGTACCGATATTCCGAGGAGGGATATTCCTGTAAAAAGGGAGTATCTCTCCTTTTTTTGTTTTACAACTTTTAAAAATCAAGACCATTATGTTATATTATAATTTCAAGAACTACGATGAATTCAAGAATTTGTTCGGAATCATCAAGCATGGAAACAACACACAAAGTCGGAAGAGTAAGATTTTACTGGTTTACCTGAAAGACAAGGCATTATTGCATCTGGCAGCAATAAACAATGATTATACCTTGCTACATATCAGCGATATGGCAGAGTTAGAGAAGAGGATGGAGAAAGAAATTATCCAGAGTGGGACAGAAGATGCAGGCCTCCCTTATGAACTGCACCTGATGAACAAGACCTACCATAGTTTTACTTATGCAACGGATGAGTATCAGGGATTATGCGAGGACGGAGACTCCAAAGCCGTCAGATACTACAACCACAAAACGGGTAAGGTCTTCAAGATGAAAGCGGGGAAACTCTATCGGCATCTGATTTTAGAAACCAAGTTCGGAAAGACTTTACCTGAACAGGTCATTACCTATCTCTGTGAAGTCTTTGCAGAGAAATGGCAAACCTTTACGATGAACAGACTTCCCAGACACAGACTTCATGTAAACAGGAACTTTGAACGTCTTTATTCTTCAGAGTGTTGCGATGGGGATTTCTGTTCCTGTATGGTAGATAAGGGCTATCACGGTTTTTATAAGAACTCGGTTAATGCAAGTGCCGCCTATCTGGAAAATGAAGAGGGTAAAATCATAGCCAGGTGCATTATTTACAACGAGGTGAAAGACCAGGACGGAAAAGTCTGGAGGCTGGCTGAGAGACAATACTCCAGCGGAAACAATGAAATCCTGAAACGTGCTTTGGTAGATGCACTTGCTAAAGAACGCCATATAGACGGTTATAAGAAAGTGGGGGCAGGTTGCCATGAAGCCCGCAATTTCGTGGATCTCGAAGGAAACAGCTTGTCAGACAGAAGATTCCGTATTTCCTGTGATTTGGATTGGGATGATGATTTATCCTACCAGGACAGTTTCAAATATTACAACGACAGCACGCGTATAGCTGATAATTATGAGGAAGGCTATCTTGTTCTAGACGTAACCGAGGGAAGCCTGAACAATGCGGATGATAACCAACTTTACGATGACTACCATGAATACAGTTGTGATGAGACTACACTGGTATATGTACATGGCTGTGAATATAACTGCGATTCCAACAATCTAGGCGATTTCGTCTGGGTAAATGACTTGGAGCAGTATCACCATGTGGATGATGTGATTTTCTGTAATAACTGTGAATGCTGTGTGTTGAAAGAGGACAGTTATTATTCGGGAATCACGAAAAAGGACTATTGCTGTGAGCACTGCAAGGAGAAAGCCGAGAAGGAGTATAAGGAAGAAAACTGGCATTGGTCTGATTATAACAGTGAATACTACAAGGATAAAGAGGATATTGTCTATTATCATCATTGGAACTGGGAAAAAGGGGAGTATGAAGAGAAAACCATCTCGATAGACTCTCTGAGAAGCCTTCTTTATACCTATGATTTCTTTGAATTTGACAATGAATACTTCGACACGGTAAATCCGGCAACCAACCTTCCCTATGGTTATAAACTCATTCAAATAGTGGCATGATTATGGAATTACTCAAACGGCTTTATAGCATCCATAGCCCCAGCGGGAATGAACGGGTTATGAAGAAATATATTAGGAAATACGTGAAAAGACATATTCCTGGCACAACCTTGAAATCAGACAGGAAAGGCAACCTGTATATAATAAAAGGTATAGCGGAAACTTATCCCTGTATAGTTGCCCATCTTGACCAGGTGCAAAGGGAACATTCCAAGGATTTCATACCTATCGAGACGGAGGAACTTATTTTCGGTTACAGCCCAGGGCGTAGAAAACAGGAAGGTTTGGGGGCAGACGATAAGAACGGAATCTGGATTGCCTTGAAGTCTCTGGAAAAATACGAAACCCTGAAAGTAGCATTCTTTGTAGAGGAGGAAATCGGATGTAGAGGAAGTAATGAAGCCGATATGGATTTCTTTCAGGATTGCCGATTTGTAATACAACCCGACCGAAGAGGATATAAAGACCTTATAACAAATATCGGGTGGACGGAACTTTGTAGTGATGATTTTCTGAAAGCGACCGGATATGAGAACTTCGGTTATGAAATTGCAGAAGGATTGATGACGGATATACTTGCATTGAAAGGAAGTGGTCTTGGAATAAGCTGTATAAACCTCAGTTGTGGTTACTATGAACCTCATACAGACAATGAGTTTACAGTAAAGCAAGACCTGTTGAACTGTCTGCATCTGGTAAATTACATCATTGAAGCCTGTACTGATGTCTATCCATATTTATGCCAGGATATGAAATACTTTATGGACGCTGATGAATATGAAACGGCAAAGGATGAGGTGTTCGAGATTCTGGGAAGTGATGACACCTTAGGATTCGATGATATATACCAGTTCTTTAAACCTTATTTCCCGAATCTTACGAGAAACGATTTTATCGGGATTTATCTGGAATACTACAATCCGGAATCTGAAGAAAGTGAAGGTACATGGGAAACGGGAAGTATATATAATAAGGTGTAAGGGAAAAATTGAATCCTGTGAGAAAGTAAGAAGCGAGAGAATCTGAAATCTCACAGGATTCTTTCTGTATAATTGGTTATAAGATAGTTTGTGTTCAAAATACGGATGTGTTCAAATAAATCTGTAACACTACTTTGAATACGCTTTTCCATGTAATTAGAATAATCAAAGAATAAAATGAAAACAACAACAATGAAAACAACAGATGAAATGAAGAAAGCAGTAATTTATGCCCGTGTCAGTTCTACAGGGGACAGGCAGGACACAGGCAGACAAATCAAGGACTTGGAAAATTATGCCAAGTCACAGAATATAAGAATCGTAAAAATCTACGAGGAACATATTTCAGGCGCAAAGAAAATTGAGGAAAGACAGGTTTTGACAGAATGCCTGGAATATTGTACCTGGAACTCTGTAAATTTCCTGCTTCTGTCAGAACTCAGCAGATTAGGAAGAAGCACCCTGCAAGTGCTTCGTTCTTTGGAGATACTACATGAGGCTAAAGTTTCGGTATATATCCAGAACTTGGGATTATACACTCTTCAACCCGATGGAAAAGTGAACCCGATTGCAAGCATTATGGTTACGGTGCTTGCAGAGATGGCTAATATTGAAAGAAACAATATACAGTATAGGCTAAACTCTGGAAGGGCTAACTACATTGCTAACGGAGGAAAGCTCGGAAGAAAGAAAGGAAGCACGAAACCTGAAGAAAAGCTGAGGGAGGAATATAAGGAAACGATTATGCTCCTGAAGAAAGGTTATAGTATCAGAAATATAGCCAAACTTCAAGGTATCGGAATCTCAACGGTACAGAGAATCAAGAACCAGTTTATCAATAAATAATGATTTTATGGAAACGAACTATATTATTATCTTAGATTACTCAGTGGGTGAAGTCATAAAGATTAAACTCACCAAAGAGCAGATTGAAGAATCCTATAAGTATGATGATTTTGAAACATTCCTGAGCACCTTGGAAGATGAATATGATTTCCGGCTGAAAGATTGCTTATGGATGTGTACTGAAACCTATGGGGAAAGGAGTTACGGGTTCTGATTGCAACGCTATTGTGTGAGAAGGAGGACAAAAAATAGTTCTCCTTCTCATTTTTTTCTTATTCTTCCGTCTGAAAAACTCCGAAAGTCTTATATTTGAAGAAATAATACCCAATAACAGAGCGTCATATTGAACAAAAAGCGTATATTTGCAGTGTTCGACTGGAGAAATGGTCGAACATAAACATAGAAAGCGTTTTTTGCTTCGTCCTAAAACTGAAAATCGCCAAAATTTCACCATAAGGGACAGAAGGAAATATGACGCTCATTCTGTTTGTATATGTAATAGGTATAGCCCATGCTGTATCTTTTTTACATAATGCAACGGCGTGGGTATTGTTTCTTCGTTCATTTTATGGTAAGGCGTTTGGCGATAACATACATAAATCGTTATAACTTATTGATATATAAAATAAAAAGCCCGCTTGTTAAGAAAGCGGGTAACATTTCAGTAACAAAACGGCTAATTTATTGCCTTTGGCGGGCTTTTCTGATACAAAGATAGAATTTCCATCTGAAACAGCAAAAACACGCATACAAAGCTCCTCAAAAAAGCACACATCCAAATAGTACTTTCAGAGGCTCTATTGATACTTTTCCGTCGTTTTCCCGTTGTTTTCTCACTCGTTCTGGTATGTCTGGTATGAAAAAGAGTGGCACAACCTCCCGGCTCTCCACTCTCACACTTGATAATTATAAAAATTGGGTAGTTAGAAATTACTCTAAAATGGATATTAATTTTATATGTGGGTTGCCAATTAAGAATTTCCCTGTAGGATCTTTCTGGCTATTTGGTATAGGTGGGATAAGTTTCTCCTTTACAGAAAATATTCCTGTACTTTGTGTGACATCTACTCCAGCATCAAGATCCGTTAGTTCAACATTCCTAATCGTTAAGCAGTCCGCTTTCCCTATCTCTACAGCGATCCCGTCAGATTCTACCATTTGCTCTATAATATCATTCTCTTTCAAGTCTGGAATAGGGCAAGATAGATAGAGCACATAAACGCCTGTTTCTTTGATCTTCTCAATCTTTGGAACTGTTGAGAAATCAACATTTGTGCAGTCCGCTTTATACACCCTTTCCCCAACCTTAAAGCATGGATCATTGTATGGGTAAGTACACAACTCTACTTTTCTCCCATCTTCACTAATATTTGAAACTCTTGCGGTTTTTATTATCCGTATAGTTCTATTCAGTTCATCACATATCCCCAATGTTCCTGCTGAAACAATATCACCAACGCTTAACTTTTGATGTTCTTTATCAAAAGTGAAACCGCCCGGCAAAATATCTGGTTTGCCTGTAAAATGGGATTGCTGGCTTCCAAAAGGTATGTTATTCACATTCATGTTTGTATGAGTTTTCAACATCTAAAACAACAGAGTAGCCAATAATCGGATGTAGATCATTCAATATCCCCATTACATTATCATCAAGTTTATGCAATTCATTAAAATACATATTTTTAAGGGCTTCTTCCTCTAAAAGATTTCCGATTGCATTTTGTAATGAAAGGCACATTTTCACTATATTATCAATATCCGCTCTAATCTTTTGTGGTGTGGACTTTTTAAGCATGGCATTTTTCATTAACAAGTTCTACATTTCCCAAAATATCATCAGAGAGGGTATAGCCGTAAATTTCACCCAGTGAATAAACCGCTTGACTTAATTCTCCAATAATTTCTCTTGTTCTTTCTTGGAATTGTTCCACCACTATATCCAACTCTGATATAGCTTTCATGTCCTTTTTCGCTTTGGTGAGGTTACGCATAAGGCTTAAAATTGATTCCCGTGCCTCTTGATAGTTTGCTGGCTCGTTTGCATAGCTAAAGCCATTTTGTTTGTTCATATCCATATTACTACAGTTTATTGATTATACAATTCAGTTTTTCCGCTTTCTCAACTGCCATAAGGTCAGCCCTTGAATAAAGAACCTTTGAACGAATGGAAGCACCCCCACGGGTAGTAGTGATCAATCCTTTTTGTACCCACTTCTTTACCCGGCACTCCTGAAACTCCCTGTAGGCCTCACGCTGTGATATGAGATCTTTTGCTGGAGTAATGCGCTTTGCATAGTTCGCTGCTCCGAGTTCCGCCATCTCTGCACACAGATTTTTCAGTTCATATAGTTCTATTACAATCATAGCATATAACCTTATCGTTTCTGCGAACAAAGTTATATGCTATGATCCGAACAAACAAATAAAATTCAATCTATTTTGTTGATAATCAGCAAAATGTGTTCACCAAACACACTTTGATGTGTTCAATAAACACACTTGCTGAAATCCATATATCCAATCTTCTTCCCGAATGTCTCATGTGGCTTTCATAAACAAAAAAAGCCACCAATATAGGCAGCTTTCCATATACTTACTTATTATACCGGATCAATCGTACACTTTATTTTCGATCTGCACAGTAATCCTATTAATATCTCTATCGTATGTACCATCTACGGTAAAATATTGGGTAGCCTCATTCACTATCCACCAAGTTTCCGTTACGCTTCTACTTACATCATTTTCTAATACATATTGCCAGAACTCGTTACGGCTTGAAAAATCCATCAATCCAGCCATCTTATCATAGTATCGGGCAATATATGTTACATGATCAATGGATTCATTTATTAAGTCCATTTCCTTTTTATAGACTTCTATTCCATTGGCGTATGTGTTAAAGTCACCAATAACAGTTATATCAGTCATTTCATTTTCTGTGTTACCACTGAAAACGATCCGATATTCATTGTCATTCGTTTTATAATGATAGCTTAGTTCTGTCTTACCCAGTGTTCCACCCTCGTTTGCCAAAGTGCCATCTTTAAAGTTGTCTTTGACATATTGGGGACTTTTCCCGATAAATGAAACCAACTCACTAACATCTATTGACGTATTGGTTGGCACTGCTGGCTCATCTTCTTTGCTGCATCCTGTTATCAAAGCTATCAGGCAAAGCGTAAATAGGATCTTTCTCATATCGCATTCATTATAGATTAAAATTCCTCTTTATGAGAGATCCATCCTTAAAAAATAGCGTGGACGATCACTCATTGGTAAAGAGGCATCGCCACAACGCCCACACTCCATAAGTAACGCCCACGCACAACGTGGCGTTTCACTTATTGCTTTTTGGAGTGTTGAATTATTGGCGATTTTCTTTACCCAAAAACAATAGCAAACGCTATAATTTCTTTAATACGATACAAATATATCGTGTTTATTACATATAACAAACAAAAGAGAGGCTTTTTTATCACCTCTCTTCTGTATAAACCCAGTTAACACTTCAATATGTATCTTTGCCTACATATCTAATCTTTATGTTTATGCCACCAACTGTTTCAACGGTTGCATTACCGTACACATTAACCAGTACCTCCGCATCACCGCCAGCCACAGCGATAGCAAGGTATGAGTTATCGAATATGTCAATGGTTACAATAGCATGATCGCCAACATTCACAGAGGCTTTGGAATTGTGCCGGATATAGATGTTTGAAACAGCAAACCCGTCATACTCCAACATCGCTTTGCAGTCACCGTTCAACACTACATCTTTCCTGTTTTTCTCCACAACTTCATCATCCACATATACACCGTAATCCTCACACTTTCCTTTGAAGTTCGTGCGTAGGAAGTCCAGTGTTGGATAATCATTCTTTATACAGAAGTCTATCCCCCGTATATACAATTCAGCAAGGGAATCCACGCCCAAATCCGGTTTGAGCTTCATTTGCCATAAACGGCACAATCCCTTTGCTATTCCATCCTGCTTGATTTGGTGTACCAGTTCCATATTACGATATTCCTTGTGATAGTAATGAATTATCTTTGTTTTCTATTCTCTTTAACGAATCAGCAATTTCATCAAGTCTTCTACAATAACGTGTGTTTTCCGCTATTTCTATTTGATAAATAAGATATTGCCTCATAATCGCTATCTGATCGCTCTGGTTGATTACAAAGGCATTCAAACGCCCGGCAATCACACCTCCTGTTTCCTCGCTCATGGAAGTAACAGCACCAGTAAGGGGATCGGATTCCTCTTCTTCATCTGTCTGATCCTTGATCCAGTCACCTACACCCTCCAAAGCCATATTGAATTTGTCCGCTCCCTCCTTTACCATTTCCTCAAACCGTTTCTTTTCATAGTCAGAAAGCACATTATCCTGCATGGCTTCTCCAAGATACAGAACGGCATCATTAATGGCTTTTGCAAGGAACTGGCGTTTCAATGCTTCTACAACCGCATTTTTCAGCGTTTCTTTTGTCACTTCTCCCAATGCCTTTGCTGCATCTTCACCTTGACAATAGGCATCTACAAGCGCATCGGCAAAATCATCAATGGCACTTTGAACATCTGTTCCGGCAAGCGTTTCAAGCATATTGCGCTCCAGATCCTCAATCTGTGTGTCAATGTCCTTAATGGCTTCTTCCCATTCCGCTATCTTGTTGTTGTCGGTGTCTTTTTTGTCTTTTTCCGCCTGTATCTGCTGCTTGATAAGCTCCTGTTGTTCCCGGAGATTCTGTTTCTGCAACTCGTAGATCTCAAACATATCTCCGCTGTTTTGTTCTTTCTCCAGAGCATTTTTGAGTTCCTTGATCTGCTTTGTCAGTTGAGCGTATCTAACAAAGTCCCAACTTTGTCTTGCTACAATCTTCTGTTGTTCCAGTGCCGCTATCTCATCCTCTATGGCTTGCACCCTCTGTTGGTGTGCTGTCCTTTCCTCTTCACTGTACACCCAGAAAGTCTGATCGTATGAGTGTTGCAGTCTGTCAAAGGCATTGGATAGCTTATCAACATCCATCTGGATATTCTGAATCCTTTCCTCCAGTTCATCATCATTGTTAAACAGTCCGGCAATCCACTGGATAGCCTGTAAAGCAATGGATATGGCGGCAAGGATAACAGAGCCTTTTTCAGCCGTTGCTATGGCTGCTGACATGGCGATACCAGCGGTGGCAACACCCTGTATCATCTGGATAGTGGATTTGCCAGTTTCACCAAGTAAATCACCCAATACATCGCAACTGTCTATTGCATCATTAATGAAGCTAAAACAGCCCTCGGTGGCAGATGCTAAATTCTTCCAATCCGTTTTTATATTACCGCTGGAATGCTTAGATTTTTGTTCAGCCGTTCCAAAAACAGATTTTATTGCATTCCCTAATGATTTAAACGGATTTACATCAAGGATCTTTTGTTTAGCCTCATCCAACCTATCCAATACGGCTTTCATATCCGCTGGATTCAGATTCATATCAGAGGTATTCATCTTACTTTGAATATCTCTTACCAACTTATCTATTTGCTCCACTGTCAAAGCATCAAGATCCGTAAACAGATTACGCCAACTGTCGCTCTGCATGAGGAATGAAGCATTTAAGGCGGAAAGTGCCTCATTCTCGCCCTCGTTCAGCTTAGCCATTATTTCTTCATTGTTTTGTGCAATGGCTTGTGATCGCAACATCGCATATTCATCCTGAATGGCTTTCTTTTGTTCCTCATAACTTCTGTAGTTGTTCAGTATCTTATCCTGTATCTCCTTATCGGCTTCCGCTTGCTTCTCTGATACGAATAGATTTGCCTCCGCTTTCTCATCCTCTCCAACAATACCAGTACTTCCGCTTGCAAGCCTTTCTTTGGCATCGGCTATGGCTTGTACCCTCTCTGCAAGTGTGCTGGCTTGCGATATTGCTTCCGTCACACTTTCCTTGAAAAGATCCATTGCGGACTTTGCGCCCGTGATCTCATCATATTGCATATTCAGGGAAATAAGGTGGTTTCCCTCGCCCTCTGTCAGTGTCCCGGCTTCTTTCTTCTGGTTCATTTCCGCCATCTGGTTCTCCAGATATTGTTTGAATGAAGCACCGCCTTTCAGCAAGTTTGCGAACTGTGTGTTCGCTACATCTTCGCCCAGATTACGCACCCAACGGAAATACAACTCATACTGCTGTTTTTTGTAGGCTATTTCGCCATCAAACAGTTTGTTTTGTTCTCTCTGATAACTGGTATTTTCAATGCTTCTTCTCTCATCGAATCCCTCTTGCTCCGTTGCAGTCAATCCACCTTTCCCGGCTGCTTTACGTGCTTTCTCCAGTTCTCTTTCCTCTCTGTCTATGCGATCCAGATTCTCTTTGTGCTGTAAGTCCAGAATGGCTTTACGCTTCTCATACCCATCTTCCATGATAGAGATACGTGCCTCTTCCAATTCACGTTGTGCCTCCAGTTCTTTCTGTGATAACTGATTTGCGCTGTTACTGCTATTCCCAGAGCTTGTAATACCAGTAAGCAATTCGAGATTCTTTTTTGCCGTATTGAGTTCTTTTATTTTGGCATCTATCTCTCCTGCTAAATTGTCTTTGACAACTTTTCCAGATCGCAAATCTTCCAACTCTTTTGTAAGCGTGGCAATTTGTGTTCTCGTGTCTGCTATCTGCTCTGAATAAGTTTTTGCACTCTCGGAAGATTTGTCTATTTCCCCTGAAGTGTCGCTGATCTCTTGGTTCAACGCTTCAATAGTCTTGTTTATGTCTGTGAGTTCCTTTTGAGCCTGTTTTAGTTGCCTTTCTGCTTTCCCTGCTTGCCTCAAAGCATACATCTGATATTGTGCTCCAGCATCGCCATAGGCTACATCTGGAACGTTGGCACTCGCTTCATCATAGGCTGCTTGTTTTTGGATGATCTCTTTTTCTTTGAGCCTCTTTTCCCTATAAGCTGCTTCCAGTTCCTCTTGTGCCGCTTTCATCCTGATTTGTTTTTCTAACAAGCTCAAGTACCGCTGGATTGCATCGGCATTGTCATTGATAATAGTACCCTCTTTTGTCAATTCTGCATTATATCCGGGTATAATCTGTTTCAGTTCATTCAAAGCCTTGTTGCGCTCATCGTATGCAACATTACTATTTCTGATAATTTTCTCTAAAGCCTCAACTTTTCCAGCTTCTTCACTGAATCGCTCTGTAGCCCGTTTGGTTGAATTAGTCAAACTTACCGTATCTTCCTCCAGTTCTTTAGTCTTTGAAGAAAGCATAGAAATCGCACTGAAAGCCATTCCAACCAATGATACAACCCATGTAATAGGATTTGCTTTCATTGACAGCCACAATGCCTTAAATGAGGCTGTAAGTTTGCTTGTCGCTAATGTTAGAACATTGGTAGTGGTAGCTTGTGCTGCCTTTGCTGCTGTATCAACGGATGAGGCTATCCGTGATTGCTGAATTGCAGCTGCTTCCAACTGCTTCCGTTTAGTGTATAAATCTGTTTGAGCGGCTAATGCGGCTTTTCTGGCGGCACTCTGGTTGTCCTGCGCTGCCTCCAGTTTCTTTTCAGCCGTGGCGATCCTTGTTGCATCCCCGGCTTGCCTTGCCCAATACAATTCATACCGTGCCATTTCGGTTGCTTGCATGGCAGAAACAGCCGTTTGTTTGGCGGATTCCACTTTCTGTGCTGCCGCCTTAACATCGGTACGCATAGCCTCCAGAGTGGCGGCATTGTTCCTTTGCTTCGCTGCCACTTCTTGCTCCAGAGCGGCACGATATACAGCACTCTTAGCCGATAGATCGGTTTTGCTAAGTGCTTCCCTTTGCTCAACAGTCAGTACAGAAGTAGCTACAGCCTCATAATTGGCAGAAGAGGCAGTAAGGTTAAGGTTGGATAAGTATTCTTGCTGTTGTGCCGTCAAAAGTTGCTGTATGGTGGCAATACGGAGCTTCTTTACCAGATTGGCTTGCTCTTCCGCTGTAAGCTCCTTTTGCAATGCGGCTACATGGGCTTGTTGTACGGCTGTCATAGCCTTTGTTTGTGCCGCTGTCTGCCCTGTAATGGTGGCTTCTGCTTTCAGCAAGGCTATCTTTGCCTGTTTAACCGTGTTGTCTATCAAAGCGACCCCGGTATATCCCTTTGTGGCAAGTGTATTCAGCATTATTGCCGCCTTGTAGCTTCCATAAGCAATAGTAACAGCCTGTACAATACGGATAATCTCATCCATATTCTCTACAAGGTCTATAGCACCCTGAATAGCTCCAGCGAACAAATCTTCATTATCCTTGCCGATCTTGTTAAGCGCACTATCCCAAGCATCGCCCAAGTTTGAAAGCATACCAGTAAGCGATTTGCTTTGCTCTTGCATGAGGTTGAAATATATTCCTCCCTCACTGGTCATGTTCTTAAATGCTTTCTCTACTTCCGGGAAGCCAACTTTTCCCTCTGTAACCAGCTTGTTAAGTTCCTGCCTATCTACGTTAAGCACCTTTCCCAACTCTTCATAGATAGGAATACCACGCCCGGCAAACTGGCGAATATCCACCGTGTATGCCCTGCCTTGCGACCTCAATGTTCCATAGAGGTAGATAAGATCTCCAAGTGGCGCACTCACACCAGAAGCCACATTACCAAGCATCACGATCTCATCTACCACGCTTCCCACATTTGATCCGAAAGCAAGCATCTGTTTTGCTCCTTGCGCTATGCTGGTAAGGTCAAACGGAGTTTTAGCGGCTGTATCTACCAGTTGCGACATAAGCACCTGCGATTTTTCGGTGCTTCTCAACATGGTATTGAAAGCCAGTTCAAGTTGCTGGAACTGTCCACGCACTTGCACAATGCTTTGAACAAGGCTCATCATTCCTTGCCCAACAAGGTAGGAAACGATATACCTTGCCCCGTTTTGCGCAAAGGTCAGAAACGATTGCTCCATGCGGTTTGCTTCCAGCACGGCATTATCAGAGGCGTTTTTTATATACCGATTCATTGCCTCACTTGATACCTTAAAATCATCTATATCAAGAGTGGCTTTGAACGCTAATGCTCCACCTATATTTTCCATACACTTACTTCATTAAATTACGATACTCGATTAACTCGTTGAGGGATTTTCCTATATGGGCAAGAAAACCTATAAGCGGCTCATTCTTTCCATCTTTATTGTCTTTAACTAACCCATCAACAATAAGTGCTAAAGTGTCAAGTTGCAGTTCCGGGCAATCACTGTGATATAGATCATTTCCCGCTGCCTTAACAATGACTTCTTTATAATGCTCTATCTCTTTACAATTAATACTCATAATGTTCTGCTATTTATGCTCCTTATGCTGGAACTGGTTATAAATCACTTTCTATGTGTCTTTTGCCATAAAGAAACAAACACTTCCTTTTCCTCATCAGAAAGAACCGATATATCCGGTGATGTATAATTAACTTGGTTAATATTATTGGTTATTTGTATGTGTTGAGGCTCTTTCCCAAATATAAGATTCATGGAATATCTGAATAAGTCAGTCCGTCCACGCTTTACATCGGCAAACAAACCTTTGATGAAAGCCTCAACCCATATAGGCAACTCTATTTCAGACTTTGCCGATTTGGAAAGTAGCTGTTGCAATTCTCCAACGCTCATTTCAAGCAAGCACCGGATTACATATACAAAGTCCTCTTTGCTCAATTCACATCCAGAATCCAACGCTTTCTTATACATAGATGGTTTTCTGCCTCGTTTTTGGGGCTGTTTTTCAGCCGAAAAGCGATTCTGTAAGCCCACTTTATTGCCTCTTTGAAAGCCTTTTACACCTTTTCCCATATCACTTAATGCCGTTTTTATGCCGTTTTATGAAATTACAGAGAGCCTAAGCCCTCTGTAATCATTCTCAATAATACCGCTACTGGATATACTCAAAGTTTTCTCCTTTCAACACTAATTCACCCTCATAGTTGATCTTTGCCAGAGAGAAATTTCCCGGAACTGCGACTGCTTGTAAGTAATCCGGATCAATCCCACTATGCATTTGAAACTCTGACACTTCTATCTTGGTAGCGTTCTTCACAGCCTCATCAAATTGGCGCATTGCTTCTACCAGTTGAAGCCACTTCTTATAAACGGCTTCTCTTCCCGGAGTATCAATATAGACGCAACAACGGGATTCAATCTCCTTGATATGATCTGGAGAAAGGACAATTCTACCATCTTCCAAATCAAAGAAAGATAGATTAATAACATATTCTCCTTTATTCAGTACGCCACTCACTCTTGCAGCCTTTTCCTCTATGAGTTCTTTGTAATCAGCCTCATTTTCTTTGTCGAACATTTCCTGAAAGGTTTTCTGCATAACTTTAGGCATATCCCCGAAATTGTCAGATACATTCTTTGAGGCAATTAACGCCCTCAAATCTTCTCCTTTAATGAGGCGTTTTATCAGAGTTATAGTTGGCTCAACATTCAGCTTTTTAAGCCCGTCTGCCAATTCTTGCATCATCTTTGCAAGCCATTGGTAACGTCTTATTGTGCCGTCATACTCAACAGAATCTTTATAGACCAGTATTCTTTCTTCCATAAGCATAAATTATTTGGCACTTAGTTTTTCTACAAGCTCTTCTGCATACTCATCATCCGCATCATCTTCCGGTTGCTTTTTAGCTTCCTCCAGTTGCTTTTTGAGTTCCTCTATTTCTTTATCCTTTGCGGCTATAACATTCTGCATATCCGCTTCCAACTTTTTCAGTCTTTCTTCTGCGTCCATAATCATTAAATTTTGAATTGTGATTAATATGCTTCTGCTGATTTGATCCAGCCATTCCAAAACAGCATTAGCGGTTATTGTGTTTACAAGGTGTCTCTAAAACCACGATGTCCACTATTGCCATCTAAAACCGAATCATGGGTATTTGATAGGTATTTATTTCCCTTGCTTCCACTTTTTTGCGATTCTTCATTATACTTATCGACCACCCAATTAAGGATAGCCCGATAGTCAGATTTATACTTTTTGCCATTTGCGCCTTTATAGTTATCCAGAATCTGAATCATTCGTTTGGTTGCGTTTTCTCCAAACTCTTCAACTAATTTGGAATACTCATCACTGGTTAAGGTCACAAATTCAGCATAACTGTTTTTCTGTTTCTCTATATTCCTACTATTAGTTTTTATAGTTTTATTAGTTTTATATGTTTTATGAATGTCTCCGTTACTTTGTTCGTTACTTCTCTCGTACTCTGTAGGTGCTTTATTAGTTACTTCATCACTTACTCTATCAGTTACCTTATTAGTTACCTCATCAGTTACTCTATCAAAATTTAATAGGGTAATTATATTGGCTTGATAACTATTGCAACTTTTTTTCAGCACCTTAATAAAACCATGTTCACAGAGTATATCAAATGCTTGTTTGTAGGTGTTGTAACCAGAAACTCCCATACCCTCCATACATTCTTTTGCTGATATGGAAAACTCTGGCTTCCATCCCAACTTATTGCATACCTCAATGAGATAGAAATAGAGAGCCGAAACGGTAGGTTTGAAATCTGCTCTATGACTGAAAGCCCAATCAAAGAATCGGTGAGTTAAATTATATCCGTTCATAACCAATCTATTTCACCTCCGATTATGTTACTTTACTTGGTTAATCGCTCTCTGCCTTATTTGTGCGATCTCATTATTGAGATCCCCCATAAGCATTGCATTGTATAAGGCTCGCTGCTGGTGCTTATACCCTCTTGCTATGAATATCTCCATCAGATTGTAATCCGCTGAAAAGATAAAGAGGATAGCATCCTGTGTGCCTTTCACATCACCAAACCCAAACAGAGGCTTATTAATGTTCGGAATAAACACGCTGCTTATGTTCTTGGTGCTTGTAATGGCTCTCTCTGCCTTTTGTCTGGCTCTGTTTGAGAATGAATCCGGGATTCCATTATAGTAGCAATAGAAACGCTTCACCTTGCTTCTTGCCGCCATTTCTTCAAACTTTGGATATTCACCAGTTGAGGCGATGCAGTCAAATCGGGGTGTCTTGTTCTGGGCGTATTCCTGTAAACGCACCAGCCTATAGTAATCCGTTAATATCATTGTGCGCCTCCTTTCTGCTTGCCAGTTACCACGTATGCAATCGCATTGCGTTCTGTTTCCTGTTGTGTGGGAACTCTATTTTGCTTCATCCATGCCTCAATCTCGCTACGGTCAAAGTATATCATTTTTGCTCTTTTATAGTAGGGGATCTGGTGTTTACAAGTCAAACTGTACAAGGTGGATTTACTTAGCCCTGTTAGCAAGGCTGTATCCTCTATAGTCAGCACATTCTTTGCTGCCAATAAAGAATAGGTTAAAATTTGATCTAACTTTTCTTCCATTGTCGATAACTTTTGCGACATAGGAACTATGTACACTTGCTCCGCTGTCAGTTAAACATGGTGCAAAAATCTACAATAAAACAAACAAATAACCCCTACATAGGGGCTACTTCCGCTATATAGGGGTTATAAGTAATTTATAATTAGTATTATCTTGTAGTTTGTTTGTATCTATCCACTACTTCTTGTGGAAATAATTTTAATATTTCCTTTTTGCGATATTCACTTATATCAAAGTCGCTGACTTGTGCCATATTTTTTGTATTCCACAAGGTTTCAAATACCTTAAAATGATATTTAATTTTACATTCTATACCAGCGCATAGAGCAAATATTTTCATTTGCCCTTTTGTCATCTTATCATTTATTGGTTGAAATTTACTATCTAATAAACCTTCATCAATACCACGTTTTAATACCTCTCTTGCCTTAACTGTATTCAACTCTTGTGGAATGCCATTATCTGCTTCTTCACATTTGGGCAAAGCATTGATATAATGTTGTGCCAATTCATTGCTGCCTATGTAATATGCAACATCAGCTATACTTCTGCACTTTGGCGTTATATATATACCACTCTTCTTTTGCAGTTCCAGCAAATCAATACCATAAGTAAGCAATAAGGCATCCAATCTATCGGAAAATGATTTAGCACTTCCAAACCATCGCATGAAGCAATATTCTACAGTGCCTTTTTCATGCTTTTGCCAACATAAATCTTTTAAACGATCCTGTATGTGTCCGATCCTATCAAGTTCTTTTTGATAATACGCATACGCTTCCGATTGACCATTTGAGGATTTGCATTCACTTATCGCTTTCTCCAGCCGTTCAATACTGGTTATTGGAAAACAAAAGCTGATTGTGCTTTCAAATGGACAAAGCAAAGAGAATATATAGCGTTCTCTATCAGCTTCGCTTTTGCATTCATTCAGATTGGCTTCTATTTCCTCAATGATTCTGGAGATACGCCCACTATCTATTACGCTAAAATCAAAAGATTCAGTTTCCCGTATGACTTGATCGGGCAATACAACATTATAAAAATGCTCCCATTTCTTATGTTCTCTTTCTTCCTCTGGAGAAAGTTGCGCCAACTCGTTTTCTTCTTCTGGCGTGTTCTGTGGCAAATATCCTAAATCATATTTGCGCTTTATCACCTCTACACATTTATAGGCAGTGCCGCCACGTTCAAAAGCCTTAAAGTATTCTCGTTCTATAGTCTTGTTCATTGTTACCCGCTTTCTTAAACATTCTATTTCAAACCCGTTTCAAAAACCTTTTCCCAGTCGGTGTTGTCACCATAGGGATTTGGAGATTTACCGGGTAAATAATCATTGATAAACTCTTCTTTCCACTTGTTGTAGGCTTCTGTAAGGCTTTTGTTTGTGTCAGCCTTGCCAAGATACCCCAAGTGGAAGATACGCTCATATTCCCAAAAAGAAGCGGCTAAGGGGTGGAATGTGTCGTTTGTGTATGGATTCATTTGTTCGCCCTTATACCACCTGTAATTTGTATAATCTTCTGGTATGCCAGAAAAGCAATTATTCAGTCCCATAGTATATGTTCCTTTTCATCTGGTTCTACATCTATTGTATTGCATTGAGGGCATTTGATAATATCGTTATCTTCTTTAGGATCGATCTCTATTCCTTGCAGTCCTATTCCCTCATATTGTAGCCATTCATAGCCACACACCTTGCATTTCATTTTCTTAGCTTTGCCCATAGATCCATTATTTGAAGATTTCATTTACAAGGTTCACCGCCTCATCTTTTTTCTTATCAACTATCTTAGCATATATTTGGGTAGTTTTTACTTGTGTATGCCCTAATAGTTTGCTCGTAGTGTAAAGATCAGCCCCCAATGTAAGCATCATTGTGGCGAATGTATGCCGGGCGGTGTGAAATGTCACCGTCTTTGTTATTCCACAATTTTGCGCCCATGTTTTCAGCACTACATTTATGTAAGTAGGGTAAGGAAGATGAAAAACTTTATCCGTATCTTTTGCCTCTCCCCGTTCAGGCATCCACTTCAAAGCCTCATCGGACAAAGGCAAATAGAGTGTTTTTTGTGTTTTCTTCATCACTATTCTTGCCCTGTATTGTGTGCCATCTAAAATAATATCTCCCCAAGTCAAAGCCTGAATGTCGCCCAATCTTAACCCACAAAAGCAACTGAATAAATACGCTTGTTTGGTCGGTTCATTGATACATTTTTCTGCTATCAACTTTTTTACCTCCTCAACAGTCAGGTATTCCCGTGTGCTTTCTGGTATCTTGATTCGATCATCTGAATTTATTTTTGAAATTGGATTATAAGGAATGATCTCTTCCTTTACAGCAAGATTTAGGGCACAATTCAAGCACCTAAAATAACCTGCGGTTGTAACTTTAGCCATCGGTTTTCCATCTTTCCGTTTGGCATTATTCAGATAGTCTATAAAGCCGATGCAATAAGCCTTATCTACTTCTTTCATCGTAATATCTTCACCCTTATATTTAATGAGGTGCTTTATAGCCTTATCTATCTGGATATGAAAAGCGGCACTTTGCCCAGTCTTTAGCTTGTGCTCGCTGTAGTACCTCATCCAGTCCATTAGAAGCATCTTTGATCTGGTGGAATTTTTGCTAATTCCAGCTTCTCCATTGGTAAGTTCGATGATTTTTTGCGCTTTGATAGAGTTTGCAGCCTGTAGAGTATTAGCATTCCTCATCTTGGCTTCCTCATTTGTTTCCGGGATAAGATAGAGTTTCAGAAACTCATAAGATCGTTTCCCGTCCCTATAAGTGTCCAGATACAAACTTTTATTCCCGTTCGCAAGTTCCTTGAATCGTAATCTGATCGGCTCTTTAGCCTTGACAGCTTTCTTTTTCTTTGCCATAATGCTACTATTGAATGTTACCACTACAAAGGTAGGCAT